TACATTCAATCTTGCATTCCAAATATTACCTTTATTCATTATCACACTTGCTGTAATATTATAAGGATTATTATTTGATGCAGTAAATGATGCTGATATTGTTTGTAAGCCAGGTGTAGTTTGATTCAATATTAATGATGAAGTTGATATTCCAGCGTTAGGAATAATAATACTCATCGTTGTTGAACCAGTTGCATCGTTTAATACACTTGCTGAAAGCGAAGATGTAATGTTTAATGCATATTGGTTATTAAATGAATTTATTGTAGAACCAGTTACTTGTGGTAACGCTACTAATGATTCATTTCTATTTTTTACAATATTAAATGAAGCAGTAAATCCGTTCACATTTCCTGTATCAGTAGATGGAGATTGATTTATTGCTTTCCAATTAATTATTGGGTTGTATATATTTCCTTTTGTATGAAATATTCTTCCATCAGTATAGAATCTAAAAAATTCAGATGCTGAATATTCATTTAATATTACACTACCTGTATAGCTTGGATTATTAAAAATATCCAATGCTGATGCACTTATAGCTGCAAAGTAATATTGATTTACTGATACTGGGTCATAAGTTATACCTGATGTAAGTAAACTCATTGTAGTTGAACCTGTTATAGGCCAATTACTACCAGTCATACTAGCTGTTACTGGAAACTGAGCATCAGTTGTAAAATCTCCACTATTATCATTAGATACCTGAATACAGTTTGAATTAGGTGCATTAATGCTCATTGTAGCAAATCCTAATTCACCTAAATCAGTACTATCAGAAGCACTAGCGAATGATGCAAAAGTCCAATTAATAGGAGGTCTTACATCCTCATTCTTCTTCTCTTGTTGAAGTGGTGAGTTTATATTAAGGTTGTAATTTAGCATTACTTTATTTTATTTATTATCTTAAAGCCACTACATTGTTTGCAGTAGATGATGCACTAACAGCAGTAAATATACCAGGTAAAAATCCTGATGCTGATACTAATGTTAAAACTGAACCATCCCATGTCTTAGCTACTAATGTACCAGTATTTCCAACATATAATCCACCTGCTACAAATCCAAATTGAGGATTGTCAGGAGTTGCATTATTAAAAGTTGAACCAGAAGTAAATGTTACGGCTGCACCACCTACGAATTGTGGGTTAGTGATATACGAATTTTGAGTTTCTAATTTCATATTATTTGTTTATTTTATTATTTAACAATTATGTATTAAGATGTATTGATTAATTGAAAGTTACTGTTTGTGATGCATTAGCTACAGTTATTACACTAACCTTATTTGCTGCAACAGTAGTTGTAGTTTGTGTAACACCTCCAGTAAATGTTGCTGATAATGTAGATGGATATCTTAGTATTACTACACCACTACCACCATTACCAGTTGTTGCCCCAAGTCTTTCTCCAGCTCCTCCACCACCACCGGTGTTTGCAGTACCATTACTACCAGTTGTATTATTACCATTACCTCCACCTCCTGTTCCTCCAGTTGATATATAAGCGGATTGTGTTGAACCGCCTCCACCTCCTGCTCTATATGTAGGTGTACCTGTTATATTACTTTGTACACCAATACCTCCATTGCCATTTGGAGATGAATTAGCACCACCATTATTACCAACGGCTCCAGCGCCTCCACCACCACCGCAAGTTTCATTAGTTGGTGTATTACCACCTGCATATCCTTGATTAGCACTTCCGGAACCTCCATTAGCACCACCACTAAAAAGTCCACCACCACCGCCTCCAGAGCCACCAATACTTCCAGTACTAACTAATACTCCACTTATATAACGGCCTCCGCCACCACCTCCAATTGAAGTGATAGTTGCGAATACAGAATTACTGCCATTGGTGCCTTGTGTGAAATCAGCAACAGGAGCAATACCACCAGCTCCTACTGTTACTTGATATGGTACACCTTTAATAATATAAAATGCAGCTTCAGCTGAATTTCCACCTCCAGAACTTTCACCTACTACATTACATCTATAGCCTCCAGCTCCACCACCGCCTGCATGAAAGTCATTACTTCCAGCACTTCCACCACCAGCTATAACTAAATATTCTATTGGAATTTCAGTTTTTTGTAAAACATCATCCATTCTTTGTGAACCTAACATCACATCATTTATTAAAGTATTTCCTAAATAGACTATTTGCATATTAATTAAGGTTTTATAAATCCATATTCTGTCCCTATATCTCCAATGTCAGGAATTGGTGTAGGTGTTGGGTATCCTACTCTTTCCAATGTTGCACCTTCAACAGGTATTGGTTCACCTGATAATACATCAAATTGTATTATATCAATTACTACATTATCTAATTTTACTGCGTATGTTCCTACTGCCATAATTTTATATTTTAAGGTATTACTATTGATGATGGTAAAGTATATGTTGCTCCTATCGAACCTGTATATCTTGCTACACCTTTTGTTACTCTATAATCTTGGAATAACGTTGGAGATTGTGTTGCTCCTGACCAACCACATATTTGATGTGCTGCAGAAGTTCCACAAGCATTAGCAGCGTTTGTGAATGTAAAGCTTGCTCTAATTGTTCCATTAACACCACCAATCCAAGTACTTCCACTTCTACATAGGAATATGTGATACCATGTACCATTTGCAATCGCAAGCCCATTGTAATCTCCTAAATTTTCATTAAAAGCTGCGTTTTGTCCAACCCATCTCCAATATCCTGCCGATGACCATCCAAAGAATCCCCAACCTGCATTATACTTAAATCCCATCCAACTATCTGATGAACCAGATGTTCTTTGCATCCATCCTTCTATTGTAAAATTAACGTTGGCACCAAAATCTATATTAGCAACATTACCTGTAATAGCACCATAGTTAGTACCATTAGGTCTACTCATTGATGTTGTATATCCGGTAAAATTAGTAGTTGCTGAAGTAACTTGTCCAGTTCCTGTTAGTGGCATTTGAGCATTTGTTAATGATGTACCACCATTAATATACCCACTTATATCACTTCTATAATCAGTTTGTCCAAATGTAGAACCAAATTGAGTTCCAGGTATTGCTACAGTTACTGAACTTGCATATACATCACTTCTTATTGTAGCGCCTGCTATTGCAGCCGCGGTTAAAGGTTCTCCAAAATAACTAAATGGTTGTATTATCATATTATATAAACTTTTTACTTGCTACTAAAAATACATTTGAAGTATCTAATGCTACGAATGTTAATATATCAGTTTGATTTGAACCCGATGTTACAACGTATGCACTTCCGCTTATCTGTCTAACATTACTACTAAACGATGCGGTTGCTACTAATGCTGGTAATGAAGCAACAGCGGTATTCATTTTTAATATTGCAGTCTCACCAGGTTTTGGATTTGTTACATTTATATGGAATGAGCCAGATGCTGAGCTAGTAAAGTAATTACCTAAATTAAAGTTTATACTCATTGTTGCCGATGCAATTGGTGCTGATACAACATTCATATCTACCGAACCGGTAATACTTAACGAACCAGTTATACCTAAAGAGCCTGTTATTAATGCACTTCCAGTAAATGGAAATGCAGTACCAGCAGCTCCAGCAGTACCAGAAGTACCACTACTTCCAGCTGTAAGATTACTTCCACTAATCACATACATTGTATTTTGATTAGTTGTATTTGCTGCTAATAGTGCCCCATAAGATGAACTATCTAATGTTACAACATAATCAATTCTTGGTACATTTGTGTAATTATCAGTTACGTTATTTATTATACTACCACTACTTCCCAAATATTTGAAATAGTTTACCATTGAACCAGTAATTTCTAAAGAACCAGTCACTCCTAAAGAGCCTGTTATTTGTGCACTGCCAGTGAATGGGAAACCAGCTCCGCTAACACCAGAAGTTCCTGATGTACCATTTGTACCAACTGCTCCGCTTGTTCCTGAAGTTCCAGAAGTTCCGCTACTACCATCTAATCCGTTAATTCCTGATGTTCCGCTACTACCAGCTACTCCATTAATTCCTGATGTTCCGCTTGTACCAGAAGTTCCTGATGTGCCAGATGTTCCTGAGCTTCCATTTATTCCTGATGTGCCAGATGTTCCTGAGCTTCCATTTATTCCTGATGTACCACTTGTACCTGATGTTCCACTACTACCATCTAATCCATTTATACCTGAAGTTCCTGAAGTTCCACTTGTACCCGAAGTACCACTACTACCCGAACTTCCATCTAATCCATTTATTCCCGATGTACCACTACTTCCATTAACTCCAGATGTTCCTGAAGTACCTGATGTTCCACTTGAACCATTTGTACCATTGATACCAGATGTTCCAGAACTTCCAGAAATACCGCTTGTTCCGCTAGTACCACTAGTTCCTGATGAACCATCACTTCCATTTATTCCTGATGTTCCTGATGAACCAGAAATTCCAGAAGTACCGCTTGTGCCACTACTTCCTCCCGTACCATTTATTCCACTAGTCCCAGCAGTTCCAGAAGTACCTGATGTACCTGATGGAGTTTGTGCTACAATTAATAATAATTCGTGATTATTACTAAATGAGTAAGAACCAGTTACAAATGTAGCTGGGAATGTCCAATATGAGTTAGGTGCTGCTTCAATACCAGTACCGAATTGCCATCTTTGGAAATTGTTTGAATTATTCAAATCTTGCAATATTACCTGAGAACCTGATGGGATTAATCCTAAGAACACATCTACATCGTATCCATCTTTTGTTAAGTGAGATACATTAATTTGAGATGATGAAACTTGCGTTGCATTATTCCATAAGATATAGCTGTTACCAGGGTTACCTGATATATCATTTGTATTTGCTTTATAATCAAAGAATGTATTAGATTGTCCATCC